AAATCTTTAGCAACACAAATATCACCAGACAGAATCAACACATCAGCACCTTCGGTGTTGTTGAGTTCAATGTCACCAAATTCTAGGTGAATGTCGGATGCAAGTGCGAATTTCATTTTAATCTTCTTTAGTTTGTTTAGTTTTAATAGAGAGCATACAAAGGACCGCTAAAAGGAACCACCAACCAGACCAATCATAAAATTGGACTAGACAAGCAGTACCAGAAAGTATTGCTAGATTATAACACAAAACCATTGCAATGTCAAGGCTACTTTTATTCATAGTTATCCTTTAACTTTTTCCAAAGAATCTTTTCGCATGTAGTGTAGTTGTTGTGTCAGAGTTGGTGTTGGTGGAAATTTAGTCACAGGAATAAAATCCACACCATCAATCTGTTTCAAATCCCAATGCGAAAAGGTATAATACACCTCTGTTGGAGAGAGGCGATTACGCATTTTAATATATTTTTCAGTTACAGGTTTCATGGTTTAATCAACATAAACAAAAAACAAATAGCCAGCACAGTAAAGGTTGGCAATCGTCCGAATAGTGCTCCTAAAAAAGCACCAATAGCAAAAATACTTGTAGGGGTTAAAGTAGGGATTGAAAGAAGTTCCATGTTAGAATCCAAGTTATTTACAAGGATTCTAACAAACTTTACAGGTTATGGCAATAGGTCTGTTGTTTTCCTGCTACCAATCTCAATCTTACGTGGTTTCTTTTCTTCCGGAATAATGTTTTCCAGATTGATAACCAATAAGCCATCAACGATATCAGCATCTCTTACGACAACCGTATCAGAAAGCACAAACTTGTGGGAAAAATCCCTTGTACCAATTCCACGGTGTAGATACTTATCGGATGTTCTGGCAGTTTTGATAGCGCCATTTACGTATAGTTTTCCACCCTCTGAAGTGATTTCAATCTCATCACGTTTGAAACCCGAAACAGCAATTTCAATTGTGTAAGTTTCATTATCTTCTTTGATAATGTTGTAAGGTGGATAAGTTTGAATTTTAGTACCTTGTCCAAGAAGATTATCGAATTCTTCAAAAGTACTAAGAAGCCGGTCGAAGCCGACAGTTGAAGGTAACAAAGATTTGCCGTATGGCAATGATAGATGTGTCATAGTTTTCTCCTAAAAGCGAGTTGATTAAAAGTGATACCCCGAAGGCATATCAGCTGGTTACTTTATCCAGCGCCTACTGACGAGAGGCAGTTCAATTGCTCGGACGCCTTTTTACCGTTGACATCAAACGGCCCTAAGGTGGGCTAAATCGGCACATGTGTACATTTTACTAGCCTTCACATGTATGCTAGTTCCCATCCCGATGAGATACTTTTATTTATCCATGGATTGTGGTTTCTTGCCAAGTTTTTTTGTTATCGTGAATTGCTACAGTACAAGATTCATATGTATCGATTTGATTGTGTGTTAAAAACTTAATATTATTTTTTCCCAATAACCACTCAGTTAAAGCATAGACACTATAAGGTTCGGTTATACTATCTCTACGTTCTGTACGCACCTCACAATATTTTAAAAATTCGTTTGTTAAATTAGGTTTACTAATAATAACAAAATCATCTACTAAATCCGTTTTCATACCTCGATTATAAAAGTGTAAACTATTTCTTTTCGGAAATATCATATCTGCATCATCAAATAAAGAATACACTTCATCAAAATTTAATTTCCAATGAATGTCAAAGTCGGAATATAATCCACCAAATTTATCCATTGTTGTATATCTAGCTAATTGTAATTTGTGAAATAAACTAGCCTCTGAATAAAACTTATTAGACTCGAAATCTAGGTCTGTCCAAATTTTAAATTCATAATCTGGATTCATTTGTTTGGTTCGGTTAAAATTATCCATAAATTTTTCTGGAATTTTTTTATTACCGACCCAAATATAATGCACCAAATTGTTAATCTTTTTCATATACTGAAGATAGATTTATTTGTCTGTGGCTTGTGGTTTTTTACCAATATTATATTTTGGTACCAATTCCCAATCTGCTTTTTCTTTGTGTGAAATAATCTTCACTTGAGATAATGATACTGTTGGTTCTTTAGTTTGTTCTTTTGTAACAATCTTAATCAGTTCCCAATCTTCCAATAAATTAGCCACAGTATTTCTACGTGCAATATCATTTTCAGTAATATCGGTAGGTTTACCATCTAAAGCAAACAGTTCTTTGAAATGGGTAATGTAGTATTTACCTTGCTTGTGTAGTATGTGACAAGACTGATAGAGTACTTTTTCTTTTTTTGATGCAACACCAATCCGTGTGAGGGTCTCTCGCACCTTCAAAAAATCATCTTTCTGGTCAAGTGTCACCTCCACCATATCTTCTATTTTAATCATCGTTTATTCACTCCGCCTTTTTCTAGTTTTTCTTTTATCAAAGCGATTTGTTCATCTGAAAGAATACGTAGGGCTTCTTTGGCTTTTTCATTAGAATAACCAAAATACTCCTTCACACATTCTATATCCCTTATGGCCGTGGCTTTCTGCCACTTTTCAAACTTGCGTTTAATAGGCCTAACGGTATTTAGAAGATATTGGTATTGAAGTTTTTGAGGGAGTCCATGGTTCATATTCATCTGGTTAGCATAGAGAATGCAGTCCATATGATATGAGAGGGCACGATTTACGACAAACGGTACATAGTCCTTTTCATTGTCAAGTACATCTTTCTTTGTCTGTAGGATGCTTGGAACGATATCTTTAAAGAGGTCAGCCATTTCACTTAAACTCACACTCAATCATAAATTCAGTCAAACATGCAACCAAGTTAATCTCTTGGTCAGCAACGAATGCGGCTTGATATTGATACTTGGAGAGAACCAGGACAGCAGGAGGAATGCTTTCTGGCTTGAGAAACTCATACATGTTATCATAAATCTTACGTAGAATTGTAGCAGTATCCGAGTCAAGATTGTTAGTTACCCACTTACGTGCAGTAGTAAAATCTTTGGCTTTGAGTGCTTTGACCAACTCGGTAATATTTACATCAGAAACAACGGCAAGAATACCTTTGTCGATAGTCTTACCTTCATTTGAAGAATAACGTTGAAGTTCATTCAGAATACGGCGATTGTCAGGGAAGTGTTTTGTAATAACAGCGGCAACTACCGACTTATCATATGTAACACCTTCTTCAGTAAGCAACCATTCCACACGTTTGAAGAACTGTGCGGCCATCTTGGCTTTCTGACCATTCTGTAATTTGAATTCAATCACGGAACAACGTGAATGAATTGCCTCCATAATTCTGTTCTTAAAGTTACAGGTAAAGATGAATGAACAATTTACAGCAGTTTCTTCAATAGAACCACGGAGTGCGGCTTGTGCGTTTGGAGATAGATAATCAGCCTCATCAATAATGATGACCTTGCGGCCACCAGAGAGGCTCATTGATGATGCATAGTTTTTGACTTTAACACGGATGTTGTCAACACCGGTTTCTTCCGAGCCGTTAATGACGATGTAGTCGCATCCGACTTCTTCGCATAGGGCCTTTGCGATTGTAGTTTTACCGACCCCTGCGGATCCAGTAAGTAGCAAATTTGGGATTTCTTTTCTGTTAACATATTCCTGAAAGGTTGATTTAATAGATTCTGGAAGAATACAGTCTTCAATTTTATGAGGACGATACTTTTCCACCCAAAGCATTTGGTTGCTTTCCATTCACATTCTCCATAGTATAAAACATAATCATATCATATTTTACGCCAAGAGTCATTCTCTTTGACGTATAGTTTACCATCAGGACCTGGTACAATTTTCACTTCAACACGTTTTTCAGTTCCAGGTTTGTAAGTTGGACCTGTACTGAACACGTACATACTATTTGTTCCATACAACATTGCTGGTGGCATTTCTTCACCGTATGTTGCATTCAATTGCAATACAGGTTTACCTTCAAGTTGTTTTTCTAACTCAGCAGTTGGTAGTTCATCTTGTTTATAAACAATTCGTTCTTTGACTTGTTTATAACCTTCAACACCAACTGCAAGTAGACCAACCAGCCCTAGACTTTTTGCAAAACTTCTACGGCTTGTTGGGTTCATTTTGTTTCGGTCATGCCGAGATAGAGTGCTTCGAATTCGTTATCTTCAGTCACTTCTTCTTGGAACGATTGCTTGTGGTGAGTCTTTGCCATGCGGCGGATCACTTTTTTAGGAATCTTGAAGTTATCATAAAGTGCATTGATAACATCTTTGATTGCTTCTTTGTGAGAATCAATAACTACCATCTCATTAGAGATTTCGTTCAATGCATCACGGATTGATTTGAGTTGGTTCTCATCAAAAGAACCATAAAGTGTAGTCACGGCTGTCATAATTATCCTTCGTACTTGGAACCAGTTTCTGTTGTGATCCAGTATTCAACATTGACTGTTGCGTTCTTGAAGTGACCAATACCTTTTGAAGAAATGGTAATGTCATAAGAACCTGGAATCAACTTCAAGTTATCTGTTGCAAAAACCATACGATACTTTGCACCGTTTCCTGCAACATTCAGTTTTGTTGAGTTAACGTGGGCAGAGTCATCTTTTGAATCAAAGGTTTCAATGCTAACAGATTCACCATCAGAGGTGAAAGCAATGTTTGGAGAACCAAGAACAGAAGCGGCACGTGTGATCCAATCAAGGTCATCAGGTGTAACTGTGAAAGAAACTTCTGCATTGTCCATGTTTACTTTCTTGTCTGGTGGAACAAGAATAGTTTCTTTGGAAGCCTTGCGGTAGTTAGTTTTGGAACGACCAGAGAGTCCAAGAATTGTGATATTCTTATCAGAGAACTCAAGTTCTGGTGTATCAGCACGTTGCATAGACAAGACACCGAGGAAGTTATTCAGGTCGTGAATACCAAACTCATCGTCAAATGTGTCTTTCAATTCAGCTTTTGCTAGAATGTTTTTTTGTTTAGAGATAGTCTCGATAACATTACCACGCTTAACAAAGATGCCTTCATTAATAGTAGAAAAGTTTTTGAGAACGCTTAGTGTGTCACTCGATAGTTTCATTACAATACTCCTTTGATTAATTCACAATTATACTTGAACCGTAAGATTTCATCAAGCATCCTACAATATTATTTTTCAAGTCTTCCATAGTACCTTCATTATCGATTGTATGGTCAATGTGACCACCAATCCAACTCCATTCAGATGCATGTACACCAGATTGTTTTTCCATAAAATTCAAGGCTTTTAAGTCACCACGATTAGCTTTACCTGCAATATCATACCAGTGAGGAGTGATACCACGTTTAATCTCAATAAGAATACCACCATTGTTGTTTAAGAATCCGATTTCATTTTGGAAACGAACATCTGTAACAACAAAGTTTTGTTCTGGATTATTTTCGATGTATTTTTTCAGTTTGATGATCCAAAAGTCTTTGTGAAAGACATCACGACCAACTTCTGTACCCATTAACTGAAGTGCATATCTAGGGGTAAAATCACGACCAAATTCTTTTGACCAAAACTTATCAGGTTGTTCTCTCCACTCTCTTGAGTGTTGAGTGTCACCTTCTAATAAGTGTCTTGGCCAATCGAACATTTCTGCGGCAACATCCTTAACACCTTTGGCAAAACTCACAGGAGTAAAACCAATGTCTTTAAGAATATCACCAGCAGTACCTTTACCTGAACCAATGAATCCAAGTAAACCAACAAGCATTACATTTCTCCAACGTAATTTGCTACAGCAGGCATGTCGCCTTGGAAGTGATAAGTGCCGATGTGTTGTGTACGCATCCATGGGCAGAGCCAGATTTGACCACCCATGTTACGCCACCATTGACAGAACATATAATCTTCTGATAGATAACGTTGAGACACCGGATCAATAACGGTATCAAAGTATGCATGAATGTATCGTGAACCATCAAAGTGTGCTTGACCAACATGGTCAGGTTTGTACTTGTATTCAGGATATTTTTCTGCCCATTTCGGAAACACTTCACGCTTAATCATCATAAAGCCTGTACCAATTTCCATAACTTCAAGTGGTTCGGAAACGGAGAACTGTGCAGTACCTTTTACTGGATTAAAAACGTAATCACCGGTAAGTTTCTCTAATACACCAGCATCCATATCTGGATGCATCTGTACGGCTTTCTTGATGTTATTCCATTTGATGGCTTTCTTAGGATAAGGACCACCAATAACATCACGATCCAATGCTAACATTGCGATAACATCTTGTGGATTGAAATTGATATCAGAATCAATGAATAACAAATGTGTACAATCAGAACGGTTTAAGAACTCATCAACCAAGTAATTTCTTGCACGTGTGATTAGTGATTCGTTGAATAGGAAAGAAAATTTAACATCAATCCCATATTGGATGCACATACCTTGGAGGTCAAGGCAAGCCTTCATGTACAATCCGTGATTTTGTCCACCATACATCGGTGTGGCCACAAATAGTTTATGTTTTCTTAGTTCTTCTGTTTTGATTGAAATTTCCATTTGTACTCCAAAAATAAAAAAAAGGAGAGACCATTAAGTAATGGTACTCTCCCGTGTCAAGCCATCAATTAAACGGCTTGTGGGCGAACACCCATAGCACGGCATTGTGCTTTAAAAGACTTTGAAGGTGTACCAAGACGATACACAGCAACTTTGGTACCATCTGCACGTGACTTCATGTTCGTGTAGATTGCATAACCTTCGCTACGCAATTCAGCAATACGTGCGGCAACGTTTGTGATGCCGAAACGGGCACGGGCTTGTGCTACGCTGAAGGTGTTATAACCAGTAGATTTGGTCAAAGTTTGCAACATTTTTTGTTTCGCAGTCAGTTTTTTCATAATAAACTCCATGTTTAAGTTAAGTTAAATTCTCATCAAGAGAACATGTATCATACTATTATGTATGAAGAAAGTCAAGTGTTTTTGTGGTACACTTGTTAATTTACCGACCTACTTGCGGCAAATATTTTTGCTTGGTTTCTTCCCAAGTCATATAAACAAGGTCATCATAGAATAGGGTTTCATATGAAACATTGTTTTTCTTTTGCAATTGGCGAATACGACCTTTTGCATATTTTGTTTTCCAGAGGTCAGACAAGGCTTCCTCGGATGTATCGAATGATTTTACCAATTGATCTTCTGTGATTTCACCACGGAGGAACTCATTGGTATTATTGTAGAGCGGAGAGAAATAGATACCACGTTGGTGTGCGGTACGTGTCAACTCTTTTGGAATACCAAGTTTTGGATACAAGAAGTGTAGTGAACGATTCTTGTGGTCACGTTTGAACGGGAGACCTTTATCATTCTTAGCTTCCCACCACTCAAAGTATTTCTCTGTGTGGTTTTCTTTGAGCCAGTTCCAAAGCATGTTTAGTGTAGACTTACGAGGCTCGAAAGCAACAGAACCAGACGAGAAACCCATTTTGTTCCAATGTTCAAGACCATCATACTGAGACAGACCACCAGACTTAGTATTTCCGTAAAGAGAAGTAGTTGTAACTCCAGCAAGAACATCACCATACTTTTCTTTCCACAAACGTTGAACGGTATCAGACAGGCAAAGCAATGCAAGTAGCTTACCACCCATGTAATTGAAACCAAGCGGCTGAAGTGGAACAATAGAAGAACCGATTGCAGTATGGTTAATCATACCACCTTGAGTTTTCTTTTCACGTTCCCAACCAATTGCAGTATCACGTGGTGTCAAATCTAGGAAGTCGGAAGAAATACAAATCACACCAAGGTACTTACCAGTCACTTCATCTTTAACAATAAAGTTGAGGTTGCGACCAATGTTTGAGTTGTTCTTCATCGTAGAGATGAATGTACGTGTTGTGTTCCACAAAACAGGAAGGTCTTTAGTACGCTTCTTGTCATTCTTAACTACACTACCATCAATACCCGTTGTGAGAGTTTCACCTGAATCATCAGTGTATTCCATAATAGGACGTAGATTCATAAAGTCATCTGGTGATTGTGGAATCCAGATATTGTTCTTTGCGATGTTGATGTACTTACCTTGTTCTTCATCAACAAGAACTTTTTCTTCATCACCCCAAAGAGTGTTATTGATTTTGGTTGGAAACTTTTCCTGCACTTCACACCATTTCTGGTACAGAGTGTATTCTTTAACGTCCATATTAGACGCATAGGTCAAGTCTTCGGTAAGAATGCGTTTCAGTTCTTCAGTATCAATGTGTTCAAAGGAACTTTTAGGGTTTTTTTCAGACCAATCTTCCCATTGTTTCTGTACATGTGCTGGCCACTTTTCATTCTCAATCTCAGAATCGTTTGACATTAAATTTTTCTTTCACTTTTTTAATCATAAGTTGTTGTAGCTTGCGTCTTTCAGCGGCAAGTTTAGCACGTTTTTTATGTGCTTGTTGCATTGCCAGTGGTTTCACATGCATAGTATACACTATTCCGTTCATATGGTCAAGTTCATGTTGAAAACAACGTGCAGTTAATCCGGCAAACTGTGCAGTTTTCTTCTCTCCAGTAAAATCCTGGTAACTTACCACAATAGAAATTGGACGTTCAATGTTTAGGAATAAATCCAAATAAGTTAGGCATCCTTCTTCCATCTTAATCTTTTCTTCGGACGACCAAGTGATTTCTGGATTAAAGAATGCAACATAGTTATCACCCGAACCCATAACAAAAACACGATGATTGAAACCACATTGATTAGCAGAGAGACCTAAAGCACCATGCTTCTTACAAGTTTCAACCAATGAACTGGCAAACTTATTTGCATCAACAGGTGGATTTGAGAAATCAAAATCTGGTAATTTAGAACGTAATGCAACATGTGTTTCAGGTACAAGGGTAAAGATTTCAATCTGTTCTCTTTGAATTATCGGTAAGTCTTTTTTCCAAGAGTCCGTATCAATTCTAATTACATCATTAATATTTTCAGTCATTTCATTTCTCTATCTGGCTAAAGTTGTTCTTTTTGGTGAATTTAATTATTGACCTGAACTTATCGAAAAGCTGGTCACCTTTATGGGAAATTACAAAAACGTTTGTGTTAGTATCTAGGCTGTTCAAAAGTTTTAAGAATTCTTCTGTACCAACACCATCAAGTGATGAATCAAACACCTCATCGAGAACCAACAGATTGGTACTCACAGAGTTCTTCATCTTGGCGATTTGTCTCCACGTGAACAAGAGTGCCAAATCGATACGCATCTTTTCACCTTCAGAGAAGGATGCATACGAGAACTCATCACGGTGTCTGGATTTAATTGTTTCTTCGAACGATTCATTCAGATTGAAGTTGACAAAGAAGTCCATTGCAGTCAAATACTTGTTAATCAACTTGTTCATAACTGGTAAATACTGTTTGATAATCTTTGTTTTAATACCAGTGTCTTTCAATAATGAAGCGGCATACTCATGGTAATGTTTGTCCATTGAAAGTTTCTCGGCGAGTGCTGTTGATTCTTGGAGTTCGAGATTCAAAGTTTTTAACTTCTCATCATCATTTTCATTTGAACTGGTACGAGATTTAAGTTCTTCAATCTCTTTCAATAGTTTGGCATTGAATGCATTGATGCTTGTTACCTGAGTATTCAGTTTGATAACTTCAGAATTGTGTGCTGTAATGTGTTTCTGGATGTTATCAATTTCATCTAAACGTTTACATACGTTTACAATTTCTTCTTCCAACTTTGTAGTTGCGGTACCAATCTCTGTGATTTTGAGTTGCTTCTCTGTCACATGTTTATCTTTGGTTTCTTCCGCAATGGTTTGCTGGCAAGTTGGACAATTATCATTGTTCTCATAGAACGAAATCTCTTTGTTCAACTTCTTAACCGAATCACCAAACTTAGATTGTAGTGTCAACAGTTTGGTGTTTCTGGAAGCTACAGCAGACTTGTCGGCAATCTGGTCAGACAACTGTTGGTTATGCTTTTGAATCAAAGCAATATCTTTTGCAACCTTTTTCAAGTATGCATCGTTGTCCGTAATCTCTTTAGACTTCTTATCGATTTCAACAAGGTGATTCTTTTTGTGTTCTTCGATGTTCTGTTTCTGTAGTGTAATCTTTTCGTTGATTAACTTTGTATTGTATTCAACCGTTTTCTGTTCATCTTTAATTGTTGAGATTCGATTCTTCACAATAGTATTCATTGACGAGAAAATCTGAATGTCAAGCAGGTCTTCAATAATCGACCTACGGTCCGCAGGTGATAACTGCATGAACGGAACAAACGAGGCTGAACCAAGAATAACAACTTGAGTGAAAGATTTATAGTTCAGTTTAAGAATAAACTTCTCAAGGTGTTCTTGGTAATCTTTTACCTTTGCATCCTGATTCACTAGAATTGAATCACAATAAATCTCAAAGACGTTTGGTTTAATACCACGAATAATCTTGTATTGTTTCTTACCAATAGAAAACTCAATCTCAACCACGGTGTTTGCGTTGTTAATTGAGTTTACAAGTTGTGGCTTGTTAATCTTACGGAATGGTTTACCGAAAAGACCAAACGTAAGTGCATCCAGAATGGATGATTTACCTGCACCATTGTGTCCAACAATCAGTGTGTTTGTTGAACGAGTCAGGTCGATTTCAGTGAAAGAATTACCCGTTGAAAGAAAATTCTTCCATCGGCATTTAGAAAAAATAATCATTATTTAAATTTTGGACCAACTGCCCATACTGAGATAGATTGTCTGTTTCCGGAAAGGATTGGTGCTACTCTGTGTAACATGAAGGAAGGGAAAAGAAGAACTGAGCCTTTTCGGAGATTTGTTTCCCAAGGGAACTGTTCAGAGAAGTGATTGATTTGAAAATTACCACCTTCAAAATCAACACCTGGTTCATTCAATAATAAAATTACCGACAGTTTACGGAGATGTTCAAACAACAGGTGGTTAACAACACTCTTAGCGTGTAAAGCAGTTAAAGGTAAGTCCATATGAAATTCATGCTTATCACCAACTTCATACTTTGCATATTGCAGGTAATTATATCCATACAAATCAAAGTTAAAATGTCGGTCATTATAATAAGCAATTAAATTATTAAACTTGTCCCACATCCATTGCATTTCTTGATTAGGTTCACTCATAAAAGCAATGCTTGTTCTACGCTGTTCCGGTAAGCCATGATTTACGGCATATTCTGGACCACGAAACAGCTGGTAGTTTGATTGAAAGTAATGCGAAATATAATCACATTCACCTGGAGAAAACGTTGCTGTATCCACAATATAATTGGGAATAAAGAACATCTTTTCTGCCACTTCAGTGTTTAACATAATTGTTGGTGAACTCATGTTGTTTCCTCATTCAATGCTTCAATATACAATTCTCTGAGCAAAGACTTTATTCTATCTTTTTCTAGATCAGTTGTCAAGTTATCAACATACTTATTTAAAATTGTTGTGGTATCTTCTGCCTGATCCACATCATCATCTGCAAGGTCTTCCGTCTCGGTGAAGTCTTCCGCAATTGTAATATCAATTGGTCCAACTTGGTAAATATTATTAATAAAGGTATCAAACAAATATGGATTTGTTTTGTTTACCACAACCACTTTAACATATGTGGTTTTCAGATGTGACAAGTCCATCGAGGTAATGTCTTTGATCTCTACATCTTTGTCATCATAAACAACCTTCAGAAACATACGATTTGGATTCTGTACGAACTCAAGTTCATGTGTCTTGAGGTCAAAGATATGGAAGCCACGTGGATCATCATAGTCTTGCCATGTCAGTTCATATGGATTACCAAGATAGTGAATGTTCTTCTTGCTTGATTTGTGGTGATAATGACCAGAGAAGACCATATCAAACTTGTCAAACATCTTTGGTTCTAAACCATCATGTGATGGTGCTCCACGATACATCTGGAAGCCTTCAATCTCAAAGTGTCCCATACAGATTGTTGCATCGGTATTTTTGAGTGTCTCCATTGAATCGGTATAATTCTCTGGACAAATCCACGGCATCATGCAAACGGATGTACCATCAATCTGAATTGTTCTTGGATGTCCAATCACATGGATGTTTTCATATTCTTCCAGAACAAGTCTTGGTGAATTAACATCGTTTGTGTTCTTGTAATATGTGTCGTGATTACCCACCAACATATGCACTTTGATATCACGTGCGGCCAACTTACCAAAGAACATCTTCTTGGCACGTTGGAGGGAATAGAAGTTTACATACTTACGTCTATCAAACGTGTCGCCAAGAATAAGAACAGTAGTGATTCCGGCAGCATCAATAGCAGGAAAAAATGTTTCGTCATAAAATTTTTCATAGAAATCCAAAAAGTGTAATGAGTCATTTCTAGCACCGAAGTGTTGGTCAGTTATTATTGCTACTTTCAATTCGTTTCCTTAATTCAGTACTACTATACGTGTGTGTACGGGAATTATAATAATACTCTTTATCAAGATGTTTACCCGTAAAAGGCTTAAATTTATATTCCTCTCCGAGTATTCTAACATCATAATTAACTGTTGTCAAGAGGTTTAAAAGGTCTTCTTCCGTGGAATATGGTATAATTTCATCAACGTAACGGCAACCTTTGAGTTGTGTGTACCGTTCAAAAACGGATTGTACCGGTTTATTTTTCTCCGGTCTGTCGATTGTTGGATCGGTCTGTAGTGCAACAATTAGGTAGTCACAATGTTGCTTTGCTTCTTCAAGCATTAGTATGTGACCAGCATGTAACAAATCAAAACAAGAGCATGTCAATCCAATTTTCATATTAATCTTCCAGAAACTTTTCGATACCCTTTTCTTTTTTGATTGCCTTTTTTCTCTTTTTAGTTTCTTCAAAGGTTTCAATAAAGTCGGAAATGTTATCATACAACTCAAATGGTTTAGCTGGCATATCATCATATCCCATTAGTTCATTTTCATCTAGTAGACCAAACTGTTCTGTAGATTTGTACTTAACGTAGAGTTGTTTCTTTTCTTTTTGAATACGTCTGAGGAACGCAAAGTAAATGATTTGTGTAAAGTAAGCAAAAGCATTTGATGATTTTGTGGTATCAAAGTTCTCAAAGTACATCAGACAGTTTTCAATACCATCACCGACCATCTCATCACGGTAAGAATAGTTAATGAAGTTTGGTTTGTGTGAGAGCCCCTCGGCAATCTTCATAAAGCATTCACCAATGTAATTTGGAATTCTTGGCTTCGGTTTACCCTCTTGTTTAGCAACTGCTACCGCTGTTTGGTAGTCTACGAGTGCTTTACAGAAGTCTGCATTGTTGATGTAATGCTTCTTTGGTTTTGGTGTTGGTATGGTATTTAAATCGTTCATAATAATGTTTACCTTAAAAATTGCTTGACATTTGCTTCAAGCATCATTAACATTTCTTCTCTAGAGAGAGATTTTTCTTCTTCGTCAGAAGAAGATGTGTTGAATTGAAGGACTTGTTTCATAGTGCTAACAGCGTTTTCATAATACTCAGAGAAGTCAGAAGTTGGTTCGAGCATGGTTACGATTTCACTTTCAGTGATAAATGCCTCATTGTGACGAATCAATGGAACGGGTAACCAATGGTCCATCATAATGATGTGTTTACCGTTTCTGTTGTCCGTTTTAGTAATAACCACCATGGGTTCTCTAACAATAAAATTCAATTTATCAACTTGTTCAATATAAGAGATGATATCTTCACCCGTTTTAAGACGTATTAGTTTTACTGCTTCCATTTTTTAATCCTATCTTATAGAGTTTATAGGTGAACTTTTCTTCATTATATATCTTTGTTCTTTCCACGAAATGTTTCAACGTGAAATTCATATGATTTTTATATCTCAAATCATCTGCTATGTCGTAAAGAACCGCTTCAGTTTTGTTATCACCCAATCGTAACCCTCGTCCAATAGATTGAAGATTACGAACTCTTGATTTTGACGGAGATGCGAATATAACATTATGGAGATTCCTAATATTAATTCCAGTACTAAAAGTGCCATAACTAGCCACAATAATAGCATCATTTTCGTTCTCAGTTATCCGTCTAACTTCTTCTCTAGTTTCTGTATCTGTTTTACCATATACAAAAAAGACTTTTCTTTCTCCAATATTTTTAGTATTAGATATCATATCATACAGAATTTTGCCATGTTTGTCAACATATTGATATAATATAAGAGTGTTTCCAGTCAAAGATACCGAAAGATTTTTGATGAATTTATTTCTATTATCATTCAGAATCAGGTACTCCATTTCTTCTTGATATGTTTTACCTTTCATCAACTGACAAATCTCATCGTCATGTTTTAATACCAAACATTTGATTTTAAAATCAGCAATCTGTTTATTGTCCATTAACTCTTTGGTCGTTGTGACCTTTTCAGTAATACCAAAAAGACCTTCGAGTACCAGCTTATGTGTTTTAGTTCCATCAAGTGTACCAGTAAGACCAATTCTGTATTTTGAATTGATGCAACTAGACATAATTGTCACAAGAGATTGTGCTTTAAACAAGTGTGCTTCGTCACCCATTATAAAATCAAACTGTTCAAAGTATTCTTTTGGTTGTGTATACAGAGACTGCCACGTTGAGATAGTCAATGGAAGTGTTGTGTTCTTATCTTTACCTTGATAGATTCTATGTACATTGGCAGAAACATCCCATCCGTTTGCGGTTGAATAGTCTGCAAAATCGGAATATAATTGTTCAACAAGAGATGTGGTCGGAACAATAATGAGTCCTTTTTCACACTTGTATTCCAATAACTGCCTGATAATTAGATAAATGATTAGTGATTTACCAGATGATGTTGGTGACAACAACAATGCACGTTTATTACGCATTGCATGTATATAAGCAGTCTTTTGGTAATCTCTTACACCAATGTCTTCACCTCTTGACTGTAGATTAAGTTCTGTGATAAACTTATCTGCATGGTAAAC